TGCAAAGGTCGCGTAGCATGGGCAGCATGGGGCGGTGACGCTGGTCAATCATGGAGCAGCGAAAAATCTGTTTCAATCAAAAAAGCCCGAGAGCGATCCATGACCGATGAACAAAGAGCCGAACCAGGAGATCTTAAGGTTGGTGATTTCGTCAGTTGGAATTCTTCTGGCGGTCGTGCTCGTGGACGTATTGATCGTGTGGTTCGCGATGGCTCGATAGATGTCCCAGATTCCAGCTTTACGATTACTGGTACTGAGGACGATCCTGCTGCGTTGATCACGCTGTATCGCGACGGCGAAGCAACTGATCGCAAGGTGGGTCATAAGTTCAGCACCCTCACAAAGATTGCGGCGATCCGCATGTTTGACGAGGCATCGCTGAAGCGTGCGCATTACACAGAGTTCAAAGAAGAAGACGAAGATCGCACCCTTGAGTTCCCCTTCGCTTCAGAGGAGCCAGTCAACCGTGTCTATGGCATGGAAGTTCTGAGCATGACTTCTGAGGCGATGGACATGAGCCGTCTTAATGACGGCGCACCACTGCTCTTCAATCACGACCCTGATCGAATCATTGGTGTTGTCCAGCGTGCGTACATCAAAGACAAAAGAGCGTACGCAAAGGTCAAGCTCGCTAACAACGAGCTTGGTCGCGAGATGCAGGACCTAATTAGGGATGGCATTGTTCGCAACGTTAGTTTTGGCTACAGAATTAACGACATGGAGGAGGATCGGTCCACCACACCTGTGACGTACCGAGCCACCTCTTTCCAGCCTTACGAGGTCAGCATGGTTTCAATCCCTGCAGACAACGTAGGTGCTGGAATTGGCCGTTCCCTCGCATCTAGTGAGGAGACGGTCGCGGTCTCAGCCGCACCAAGTCCAACTACACCTTCCGTCATGGAAACTACCCCCAACGTGGAGGCTATCCGCGCTGAGGCCGTTGAGGCCAAGGCCAAGGAAGCCGCTGAGATGTTTGCCCTTGGCAAGCGTCATAACGCAGAGGAACTTGCCTCTGAATTTCTCATTAACTCTCGTTCAATCGACGAGCTGCGCACCGCAATCTTGGAGCGCAACAGCGTCGTCGAAAAGCCTGTCGCTCAAGCTAGCGATGAGATCGGTCTGACCCAGAAAGAGGCTCGCAGCTTCTCCTTCCTGCGTGCCATTAACTATCTGGCAAACCCTGGCGATCGTGGCGCTCGCGAAGCTGCTGCTTTTGAGATTGAAGCCTCTGAAGCACAAGCTGCCAAGCTGGGCCGCGCTTCCCGTGGTATCACCATCCCCACGGATGTGCTGAAGCGGGATCTGAACGTTGGTACTGCTACCGCTGGTGGCAACCTCGTTGAGACTGAACTGGATGCTGCCAACTTCATTGATCTGCTGCGGAACGCTTCTGCACTGGATCAAGCTGGTGCAACTGTGCTGACTGGCCTGTCTGGCAACGTCAACATCCCTCGCCAAAGTGGCAGCGCAACCGCGTACTGGGTCGCTGAGTCTGGCTCACCCACCGAGTCCCAGCAGACCATTGACCAGGTCGCTCTGACTCCTAAGACCTGCGGTGCCTTCACCGACTTCAGCCGTCGCCTGACGATTCAGTCCTCCATCGACGTGGAGAACATGGTGCGCACCGACCTCGCTCGTGTGCTGGCCCTTGAGATCGATCGCGTCGGTCTGTATGGCTCTGGTTCTTCTAACCAGCCTTTGGGTCTGAAAGACACCACTGGTGTTTTGACTGAGGACTTCGCTGCCAACGCTCCTACCTTTGCTGAGGTTGTGGCTCTGGAAAGCGATGTTGCAGGTGCTAACGCACTGCTGGGTTCACCTGTTTATCTGATGAACTCCGCAATGAGCGGCAACCTGAAGACCACCACGAAGGATTCTGGCTCAGGCCAGTTCATCCTCCAAGGCGGTGAAGTGAACGGCTATCGCGCCGTGATGTCTAACCAAGTCGCTTCTAACGATCTCTGGTTTGGCAACTTTGCTGATCTGATCATTGCCTACTTTTCTGGTCTTGATCTCATGGTTGATCCTTACACTGGCAGCACCTCTGGCACCGTCCGAGTGGTTGCTCTGCAGGATGTTGACATCGCTGCTCGTCACGGCGCGAGCTTCTCACGCGGTAACAACACTCTCTGATCATGAAGATCGAGATCCGTAAACAGGTAATGCTGGCGGGTCAAGTAGTCCGTATCGGGGAAGTCGTAGAGGCTTCCCCTGCGGATGCAACGATCCTGCTAGGTCAAGCTGCAGCCGTTCTGTATGTGGAGCCCGTGCAGCCTGAAGAAAAACCAGTTGAATGCCCTATGCCCAAGGCTGAGGCAAAACCCAAAGCAACTTCCCGCAGGAGAACCAAACCATGACTGTCCAAAATTTGGGCACCAAGACCGAGCTTTTGTCCCTTTCGGCAAATGACGTGGTTGCTGCAAGTGCAAACCGCACTGGCGTTGACCTCGTTGATTACGAAGGCGACATCATGGCGATTCTTGATGCCGAGGCTGGTGGTGCTTCTATCACCTATGCCGTGAAGATCCAAGATTCTGCAGACAATAGCTCTTCCGCTGATGTCTCTGGTCTGGCCTTCACCACCACTAGCGCCAACACCGCACTCCGCGAGACCCTTCGGATTAACAGCGACGAAGTTCGTCGTTATATCCGTGCCGTGATCACCGTTGCTGGTGGTTCTGGTGCTGGCGCTCTGAGCGTCGTTGCCCTCGGCTCCAAGAAGTACGGCTGATCATGCCAATCAACGACACTGACGGTTTTCTCAACACTGACGAGTTCGGTCTCGACTGTTCTGTTGGTGCAACGACTTTCGTCGGTGTCCTTGATTCGCCTGTTGAAGTGATCGCAGGCGGCGTTGCTCTTAGTAGGGAGTATGAGCTTATTGCTGAGACTTCCAAGGTGAGCAGCGTCGCTCGCGGCACCACTGTGGTGGTGAACTCTGAGAACTACACCTGTAGAGAAAACAGAGCCATCGATGATGGTGTTTTTTCTGTCCTGTTGCTGAGTAAAGACTGATGGCTATTCAAAAAGTTGACAGTCGAGCAGGATGGGCCGCGAGGAATCCTTTTCTGTTGTCAGGCGAAATCGGGCTTGAGAAAGAGACTGGCAACCAAAAGATCGGCAATGGCCGCCAGCAATGGAACGATCTTCAGTATTTCGGCAGTCCTGGCTATTGGGCTGAGTTCGCAAGCAATACAGATCAAACAGCAACAGCAGACACGCCTACAGAGGTTACGTTCAACAGAGCGAACGAGGATAACTTTGGCGTCAAAGTCATTTCTGATAGCAAGCTGACGGTTGACTATCCAGGCGTTTACGTTTTTGAGATCAACCTGCAGCTCTCAAATGACGACACGCAAATTCATGACGTGCATTTCTGGCTAAGGAAAAACAACGCTGGTAACGCAGGCAACTTGGATTTGACGACCAACGTTGCGAGTGTCATTGAAAAGCACGGTGGGATCCCAGGCGCTAACAACTTGCTGCTTGACCATACGTTGAAGTTGGCTGGCGAGGACTACATCCAAATCATGTGGGCACCTACAAATGCAAACATTTCCATGAAAGCGGCTGCCGCAGCTTCTAGCCCTTACGTCAGACCTTCACGGCCTAGCGTGGTTTGTAACGTCTTTCAGATTGCTGGGGCTTAGTCATGGCTGACACGCGCCGAGAGCTGATCCTTGCTCGCATGAAGAGCAACCTTGACTCGATTACTGGCGCGACTGTGTATCGCAGCCGAGTCGAGCCATTAGCACGCGGCGAGGTGCCTGCAGTCATTATTGAGCCGATGGATGACACGCCGATTGATACCAACTTTTTCGACAAGCTTGATTTCACCATGCGTGTTCGTGTGACGACGATTGTTCGCGCAGCACTGCCTGATGATTCTTCCGACACCTACACGCAACAAGTCCATTCGTTGTTAATGGCAGACCAAACGCTTAATGGATACGCGCTTGATCTGACGCCTGATCGCACTGAATTCAGCTTGTTTGAAGCTGACGTGCCTCTTGGCC